CTAGGCGCAAAAAGTGGTGGTGCAAGAATTACATCTATATCTTTATCAATCCTAGGATCATCTACCTGATATCCTGACACACCACTTGGGTCAGATTTTACTCTAGTAATATTTATTCGTCTAGGTGGATTATAGTCGTCAGTCCAATATAAGAAATTATTCTCGTCATTTCCACGAATGAAGTTTACTCCAGTAATAGGATATTCTTTTCTGAAGTTAAGTTTTGATGGAGTTGACGGAGTTGCCTTGTTAGATTGTAACACACGAACAGCTATACCTGTAGGTTCATCATACTCGTATATACCATCAAATGTATCGCAAGCAACAAACCAATATATCTTATTGAATGCCTCATACTCTACTGCACCAATTGTCTTAGCTAATTCCTCAAATGTAATTGGATCAACTACTACACGACCAGATAACTCAGCAATACTTACAGCACGAGTGTTACCCATCTTATTCTTGGCAACACCTGCATCCTCACCCTTACTGACGTTAACATCAATATTTAATGCATCCCTGTACTGATTCTTTGGTATCAACCTCTCATCGAGGTCTTTATTCATTGAACCACTGATGAAGGTATTATTAAATTCTGGCATATCTATTTAATTATTTTGTCCTTACCTCTCAGCACCATAATAAGTCTAGATGCATGTATATTTGAAAGTCTAAGTTTAGCATTTCTTAATTTTGCCGTCTTAGCGACCTGCGCTCTTCTAATTATATATTCTTGAATTCCATACTTGTTGTCAAGTATAGCCCACTTGATATATGCATATATGTAGTCCTCAGCTAACTTGTTTATAGTAATAGCGTCATCATTACCATTCTCCATGCCGTCAGATATGTACTCAATGACAATCAATTGATTCCTAACTCCAGAACTGAAGTCAATTACACCTGCTGCTCTATTTACAGTAAAGGTAGGATTTACGTTTGCTGTATCGGTCTGTAGACCGTAACGACTACCAATGTTATATCCAAAGTACCAATTCCCATTGTAAGACCATCCGTAGTATCCGTTAAATGTGCCTGGTCCAAAGTACTGCTGCTGTTCACCTCTTCTTATATCTAGAACTGATTCACCTGTAAGAACCTCTCCGTCTAAGTCAAATAATATGTTTTGATTATTATCTTGTAAGTATGCAGTAGCTGAGTTAGCACTTAGATTCTCATGTAATGGATATAGTACGCCCTCAATGTTTACAGATATTCTTACGTAGTTAACATAATCTGGAGGCATAATCAACTTAAGATTATCACCCATTTGGATCTCAATAATCTTAAAGTTTCTAAGGGCATCATAAGTTATCTCTTGAATACCTCTCTTAGCATGAAATATAACCTCATGTCTCTTTACGTTGTTAAGCAACTTATCGTCACCTATGTTCATCAACATGAAGTTGTTTACAACATCATCCATAGATACAAACTGATAAGAACCCCAATTTAAATTATTTGGAGTGTTACCATTATTTGTATAGTACTGAAGATTATTTATATATGCCATACGTTAAAGTTTTTTCTGTGAGTCCTTAGTCTCTTCTGCATCCATAAGCTGAACGACATCATTCTCACCGATAGACACGCCAGCATACTGTAATATCTTAAGAGCTAACTCTGCTGAATCACTAAGAGGCAACTCAAAGTCTTGATAGTCAGCAGCTGACTGATTAAATACAGGCTCACCACCTGCTAGAACTTGCCATGTCCATTTAGGATCAAATGGATGTCTTACGTAACTCATAACTACATTACTTGTAATTGTAGTTGGATAAACCTGTATACTTGCATTTGATGAGTTGTAGTCATTAAGCGTGTATACTGGATACTTAACTGTTGGTGCAGTAAGGTTAGAGTTAACTAAATACAATATCTTATTGAATGCTACCTTCTCTATTTCTGTTGAATTGTTATATGTAAGTCTAATTGCATGGTACTGCTTAGGTGTAAGTAAGTTATCGTCTCCAGGTGCAAAAAACTTACCAGATCCAGAGTCATATCCTAATGCCAAGTCAACTAAAAATCTATCTATAACTTCACCCAATCTTTCAGGTATGTTTGAATATCCTGAGTTATCAAGTCTAGCGTTTTGTTTATTTATATGATTGCTGTAATCGTAGAAGTATTGTTCGAATATCTCAAGTTGAGCCTGTCTAGCGAATAGATTGAACTCCTCTGGAGTAATATACCCTCTATTGTCCTTGCTCAATACAGCCAATACCGTATTTCTAACTTCATTTATCATAGTGCAAAGATAATAAAAAAAGGGTCAACAATGTGTCAACCCTCTTTTAAGCTTAATAGCTAAAACTATTATGCAACTGCAATACCAGAAACTGCGTAAGGTAGATTTGCTACTTCATAAGCAACAGCATACCAAGGAGTCTGCAATGCAGCAACTACTGCGTCTTGAATAGCATCACGCATAGTCTCGTCTCCTGCTCCAGCAGTAGCGTGAGTAATTGTGATTACATCTGTACTAGTACTTCCACCTTTATAAGCGATAGTAACTGTACCTGTAGTAGCTTGCTCAATTAGAACGATTCCAGTAGCAGAAACAAGTTGAAACTGCTCACCAGTTACAGGGATTTTTAAAAACTTCTCCATGTCTTTTTATTTTTTTTTTTGGTTAGTAAAGTACAAAGATATAAAATATTATGCTTCGTATTCTTTAGTTAGGAATATATAGAAATCTTGCCCATCTTCAGATTGCATCCATGCAGATAATGCACTCTCAGCACTCTCTCCCATAGGTACAGAGAACATTCGTTTTTTGTTGTCTTTTAAGTTGTAATGAACATCACGACCACCATTTCTAACCGATACATATCCATCCTTGATTGCTCTGAAGGCCATGTCATCTACCGCTAGTTCTGGGTCATTAATTGCATTCATGAACTCCTCAGTGTAGTTTTCAGCAATATTCATCACCTCCCACTTAAGTTCATTTAATGACATCTTTTCAGTATTCTTTTCAGTAAAGATTCTTATTATAGATGCCATCTTGTCAGGACTCAATGATCGTGCCTCAATCTTAGCATCAAGAATTAAGTTCTCCATGTTAAGTTTTTCCTCAGCATCCTTAGCAGGATCCCATTCGTAGAATACATCTCCATTGCTTGGGTGTAAACTTAAGAACTCATAAAGAACTGGATTTGTGTCTGGCACTGTAAGTACCCCATCTTCAAAGATAATCGGCTCTAAAATAGAGTTCTCATCTTGCTCATCTTGAAATGGTGACGTTTGATTACTTGCATATCGCAGACTGCGATTTTTCTTTTTCTCTTCATCGAAGTGTAGTAGTCTTCTAGTAGGAAGATCTCTAGATTGAAGAATAAATGATACTGGTGATTTCTTGCTATTAAGCAAGAATGTTCTTGTTGTTTTCATTTGATTTTAATTTGAATTATAAGAAAAAAAATAGAGAGGGACACTGATGCCCCTCTCTAGGTTGTTTTTATTTGAAGATAAAGAAGTTGTTAGCTCCAAGTGTACACAACGCTCTTTCAGAAAGGAAGTGTACTTCCATTGCATCAAGATCGCTAGTTTGTGCTCCACCTGCTGAACCAGTCAACCAAGTCTTATACTTACGATTCTCGTTTGCTGTCTCACGGTAACGAACGTGCAAGAACGGACGAGTTGTGTTTTTACCAAGAACTTGGTCATAAACATTCGTTGATCCTGCTGGAACTAATACACCGTTAACAACACCACCTACTAGACCTCCACGAAGAGTAGCATCATTCAAGTACTTCCAGTCAGACTTGTAGAAATCATAACCACCTCTACGGAATCCTGTAAATCCAAGATTGATTGCCATTTGCTCATCGTTATCGAATAGACCATAAGATGTACCACCAACTCCGTAAGAGTTTTGAGCAGCCAACATATCGTCAATATTCAAAGAGAATGTACGGTTAGCGAAGATAGTATTCTCAGCGATTGCACCTTGCTTATCCAAACGATTAAGAATTGTATCGAAATCATTCAATGTAGAAGGAACACCACCTGACCATACGTTACCACGCTCTTCGATAGAAGAAAGTAAACCTTGAGATCCTTTGTTACCAACATCACCAGTTACAGCGATAGCTCCAGAACCTGCCTCAGCCTCAACGTGCTCAACCATCATCATTTCAAGGTAATCTTCGAAACGTAGACGAGTCTCATGCTTAGACTTCAAGTACCAAAGGTATCCCATTCCGTTATCACCTTCAACTTCGATCCATCCGATTTGAGCCATGTCAGAACCAGAGATAGCAAACTTGTCCTTGATGATGATAGGAGAAACTTCAAAGATTTCAGTTTCAGCCTCCAAAGAACCTTGCATTCCATTAGCTCCTTTTTTGAATTCAGAACCGTAAACGAAACAAGTAACTACTGCACCTAAAGCAAAAGTCTGACCACCTGCCTCATAGTAAGCAACTGTAAATGTAAGACCAGATACAGCTGTGATGATAGCTCTGTTAGCTACAGAAGAAGCGTTAGCTGAAATGAATACAGTCTGACCAACACGGAAGTTACAAGCTGTAATACCAGCATCAGCAACTGTCAATGTAGCTGTATCAGAAGTGATAGCCGCACCAGAAGTAACGTTAATATACTTAGTGTGAAGACGACCTTCTTCTGACCATTTAATCAAGTCAGAGTTAGAAGGAATTTCAGCACTCATGTTACGAAGGAAGGACCCGATAGAACGATCTCCATAACGTCCGAATTCTTTCTCCATTGTATCAGGTAGATACTGGTTTAAGAAATCGAAATTAGTAAGGTAGTTGCTCTGCAACGTAGCCTTTTTTGAACTTGGTTGTAACTCAAACGTAGGAGTTACCGATAATGAACCTGCCATTTTTTTTAGTTTTTGTTTTTACTTTTTATTTTATACTCTATATTGTCTCCGTCTAAGGATCTAACAGTGAAGCCTTGCTTTGGTGTTACCGTTGTTGCAGGACGACCCATGTCTATATTCTTAGATTCAACAGCTATGTTTTCGACACCATCCGATTTGCCCTTCTCATAAAAGAATTTAGCAAACTTATCTGGGTCTGAAGCAATGGTAATAGCTCTGTGAAAAAGTTCCGCATCTTTAACGTAACCGTCTTCATTTAAAAAGTTCTTAATGAACTTAGTAATATCTGACTGCTCCTTTATTGCCTTTGTATCTGACGGCTTGTAAACAACCTTGTTGTCATCGATATTAAATCCGAAACCTTCGAACTTATCTGAAAACAACTCATTTGTTTTAGCTTCAAAATACTCAGACCTTTTGCGTGCCTCTTGCTCAGATGTTGTCACCTGTTGCTTATATTGCTTATAAGATTCAAACTCATCCTTATCTTCATCTGGAACAAAACTCTTACTTGACTCAAGCGGAATTTTATACTGCTCCTTCTGATCTTCTAGATATTGCTTGGCTCTTTTTAGCTCTTGTTTTAATGCTAACTTTTTAGATTTGATATCCTTCTCATCATCGAAGTCTTCATCGTATGAAAGCTCTTCAATCTTAAATGAGATATCCTCATCGTCAAACTCTGGATTTGAACTCTTATAGTATTCATACAAGACAGACTTTTCATCCATCTTATCGAAGTCCTTGTTAAGTCGTACAAAATCTTCTATTCCTCTACCAGTGTCTCGCTTAAACTTTAAAAAAGCAGCAGCGTCTTCAGGTAGTTCATCGTTAGCTTCTCTTTGCGCAAACAAATCATCTAAAGAGTTTATCTCTTTATTGTATCTGCTTCTAAGATGTGAAAGAACGTCCTCTTCTTTTATATCATTAGTGACAGGTACTGCCTGTTCACTATTTATTACTGTCTCTTCAGTTACCTCAGCTATTGGCTCATCGGTTACTGATTCAGTTGCATCTCCTGCAACTTCTCTCTCGTGTCTATCTACGAGTTCTTGTTCGTGTTCAACTACAGACTTCTCTTCGAACTCTACAGCTCTAACTTTGAATTCACTCATTATATTTGATTTAATTTGTTACAAAATTAACTAAAAAAACAATATTAGCATTTTGGTGCTTTTGGCATCTTAAACTTAGGCACTCCTTTAGACTTTATTGTCTTTGCTATAGAAGCCTTTTTAGGGCTAGGTGTTTTTATACTTTTCATGATCCTTTTATCCATTTCTTACTTGGTGAAGAAGTCTTACTAGGACTCCACTTAACTTTGTCTGCCCAGTAAGCAGCTGATAATTTTCCTTTTGATATATTCTTTGCGTGTCTACTTTTGAATGCCTCACGTTGTCCGACAGTCTGATTAGTCTTTACACCTTGCTGCCCGAAATGAATTAATTTATAAACTCCATTTTCTGAAGCCATGACAACATGACTTTTATTTGGATTATTTGGAGTTTTTTTAGGATTATTAACGGATTTTAATCCATTTTTGTCCATTATTGATTTTACTCTACTTGGTATAGCCATTGGTACATTTTTTTAATGTGTTCTTTAAAATCTTTAAAATCTAAATTGCTTTTTGCTCTATTGCAATATACACAACACGGGACACAATTATTAACTGTATATCCTTTATTAGTATCAAATCTATCTACTCCAGTAAAATATATTTCATAATCAGATGGGTTTACATTTGGAGAATCTTTTTGAAGTGATGGAGCATTGGATATACAATCCCATTTTTTAGGATTAGATCCGCAATAAAAACATTTTTGTGTAGAAATTTTACAAAAATCATTATAATCTAATTCCCATGAAAACCCTCTTTTTTTAGCTCCATTAATATATCCACTCATTCGGCTTTTAATAGATCTTCTTTGTTTAGAAGTGAATCCAAATTCATCATATCCGCATCCACATGTTTTTTGATTTTTTATAGCTGAAAATTTCCAAAATCTTTTAATTGAACCACATTTGCATATGCAATCATAAACCTTATTTTTACCTACTAATAAAGTTTTGTCAATTACAAAATGACCAATAATATCACCACTTTTTACAATTGGTGATTTAACTTTATCTTTCATTTCTTCTTAGCGGTTTTAGCTGCCTTCTTGAATGCCTTAGCTGTAGGCGCACCTTTAGTTCCTGGCTTTCTCATTTTCTCTCCAGAGCCTGCCTCAATACGCTCTCTTTTAGCGTGAATATTTGCGTATAGTCCTTTCTTCATATTACTTAGGTCCAAATGATTCTAAATCAAATCCCGATAAATCGTCTTCAGCACTCTCAAAGTTTTTTGCAGGAAGCTGCTTTTGTCTTTGTTCGATGAGGTCTGATTGTCTAGTTGCTTGTAGGTCAATTCGTTTGTCCTTAGCTTTTTCCTTATCTGCTTCTCGCTTCTTAAGTCCATCTACTTCAATTCCTTTTAATTGCATATTGTATTCAAATTCAATCTGCATCAATTGCTTCTTTAGCTCTACTTCCATCTGCAATTTTTGCATCTCTAACTGAATCTCAGTCTGCTTAACTTGAGACTTAACCTGAGCCTCAGCCTGAACCTTTTGAATGGCAGCATCGGCAGCAGCTTGTTGAGACATAGCGTTATTATTTGCTTGCATCTGTGCGACTTGGTCTTCTCTCTTCTGCATAGCTAAAAGTTTACGCTTACGCTTAACCTTCAATAGTTCGTTAGCTACCTTTATATTCTTTACGTTTCTTATATCAATCGCATCCTCTAGGTCAATTGCATCTCTCTGTAAAGCTATCTGAATATTTCTCTCTAGCATCTCCTTCTCGTCCTCATCTGGGTCAAGCTCAATGAATATACCAAAGTCATATAGATACAAGTCCTTAACATCATTAAGTATTCTCATGTTATACTTACCAATCTGCATTGCAAACTGATCTGCAAACGTAGCGTAGTTAAGTATGTCTGCTATCCTAATAGATATACATTCAGCAAGTCTCTTAACGATAGACATACTTGCCTCCATTACGTGTCTAGTTGCTGTATTACTATTCAATGCCGCTAACTTCTGAACACCAACAAGTGCATCAGGGTTAGGCATTGATCCATCACGAGCTTCATTCAGTCCAGTGACATCACGAATCATACTAAGGTAATGGTTATAGCTTCCGATAAGTGCAGCAATCTTAGACTGACCGCTATTACTGTTTAATTCTTGAATAGGAACTCTAGCATTATTGAATTCGCCATCACCAGTATAAGACCTACCAATAACGGAACCTGTCTGGAAGTATAACTTCAGTGCGTCCTCTGGATTGTAAGCTGCGCCTGTCCCAAGGTCAACTTCATTCAATCCATCTGCATCGATAAACACCCCATCAGGAACAATCCTTGCTTGTACTTGCTGTAGCTTTAAATGTATCAACTGTATCTGGTCAGCAAATGGAATCATTCTCTTAACTAGTGAGTCAATTTGTCCCTTATACATTCTAGGCGCAAACAATACATAATTAGCGGTAGCTTTATTAGATGCAGACTTAGGACGAACCATATTCTTACACATCTCCCACTGAAGTATAATATTAGTACCAGCTACAATTACACCTTCGTACCAAACCTC